AATTAAAGGCGATCCCAGGAAACCATTTGAAGGTGTCAGGGTTCCCCCTATGCCAGATCAAGTAATTGAATGCATTACAGGTGATTGGCTTTCAATTGAAAATTACAATTCATGGGATGATTGGGCGGCTGATATGGGATATGATATAAACAGCAAGGATGATCGAAGGAAAGCCAAAAGAATATATCATACAGTTATCGATCAATCAGAAGATGCTCAAATATTCTTTTCAAAGCATTGGAATCAATTGATTGAAAGGACTTATTAATGTTTAATTCAGAAGCAATTGAAATCAAAGTGTCCTTTTCAATCCCTGAATGGTTTCCACCTGATCGATTGGATTACAGCAAAGCTCATCACTATGATCAATCCCATGCTTATGCTGGATCGTATGATCATTCAACCTATCACAATTCAGCAGAAGACAATCTATGGAATCAATTCAAAGATATAAAAGAAATGTGTAATTATTATTGGATTGAAATAGAATATGATGGTAGTCCAGAACATTTGTCTGATTGGATTGAAACAATGAAAGGTAAATTAAATCGATTCTTTAGACGATACAAAGAAGGAAGGAAATAATTGAATGGATAAACAATCAATCATTGATAAACTTAGTGCAATCAGAAAGGAATTGCTGATTGTAGCAGATCAGATTCGGAAATTGCCACTCAACCCTAAAGCAGAGCAATTAGGAAACAATTGCATCTCATTGAACTCAAGCGAATTGTTTAAGTATGACAAATGGACTCCGAGTTACTATATCTTTTCAGATCAATATGAGATCATTGCTGAAATGATTGAAACGATACCAATTGATCAAGTGATCCCTAAATTGAATCGAATCATTGAAAAGAAGCAATACTATCTCAAAGGCAATATGATTCTATTTCATCCCCAGGTAATTAAGAACCTTGAAACTTTAATCAAAGGAGGTTGAATGCATTACGAAATCATTGGTATTTACAAAGGCAATCGAGAAGTAATTGATGAAGCGGATACAAAAGATGATGCCAATTACCTTAGAGCAGAATATCAATTGGCATATGGCAAAGATTGGCAAGTAATCATTAAACAAACGAAAGGAGAATCAATCAATGGATAAACATCACGGTTATAGCAATCAACCCTACAGTTATTTAGAACCGCAATCGTATGATCAATTAGTACACTATTTGGCTCAAGGTGTACGCAAGGCAAATACAATTGATCGTCCAATTGCAAACAACACAAGAGTAATCAAACGAACTCCCACCACCATTGCAATCAAACTGCATAATACCGACATAATCACATTCTTTGAAAATGGTTCCATTCAATTGAATACAGATGGATGGAAAACTGTAACTACAAAGGATCGAATGTCAAGATTCCTACCTACCGGCATCAATGTCTATTCCGAAAAATTCCTTTGGTATCTATCATACAATAAAAAACGATACCTTTATGAGGATCACATGATAATCACTCACGATGGACATATCACCAATGCCAATGGCAATGCAATCAAGGAACACTCCAAAGCAAAAGAAAAGAAAAAGCGCAATCAATTGAAAAAGATTGACAATTACATTCGCAAATTTATGGAAGCATTACAATCAGGGAAAGTACCTGCTCCTGGATATAGTGATTGTTGGGTTTGTCAAGCACACAATGGGCAGCCAATTGCTGATAAAATGAGTACTCTTAAATTGATTGATGGTCAACCAGAACTCATTCCATTCAATGAAAAACCCTGGACATATGATTGCATTAGAGGTCATATCAAAGAAAACTATTTCGTTCCTACTTTACTTATAAATGCAATCAAATCCGAATTCTATGATCAAGAAGGCATTTGGGGCAATCCGAATATGACTTATGGATTATCTGATTTTGATAAGCATAACATATCCTGTTGGTTTCATTCTGATGATACAGAACACAAACCAATGGTTGCTGATATGACAGTAAGACGATTGAAAAAAGCAATGAAGCAATTCATTACCAAACAATTAAACTTCTAACAAGGCAATTCACTCCAGTTTTTTCAATTAATTAAACAAACGAAAGGAATGTAAAAATGGATGACTCATTTAGTGAAGCAATTGAATATCGGGGATTTAATATTAACATTCACCAGGATCAAGATCCATCTATAAATCCAATTGATGATTTTGATATGTTTGGAACTATGGCTTGCTGGCATTCCAGATATACATTAGGCCACAAACAACCTGATTGTGAACCGAATAAATTCTTGCAGCAATTGGCAATTGAAGCTGATCCCTATAATGAAAACAGAATTGATTATTGGGAAAATGGAATCGGATGGAGAAAACTATCAATCAAGTATCCCAATCTTGATGACAATCAAGCATTCAATGCATGTGAAAAAAGATGTGATAACATAATTGAGAAAGCAATCAATCAATACTATGTTATGCTTCCCTTATACCTCTATGATCATTCCGGCATTACAATCTCAACTGGCCCATTCAATTGCCCTTGGGATTCAGGTCAAATCGGATACATCTATGTTACCAAAGAAGCAATCAAAAAGGAATTCAATCGAAAGATAATGTCAAAGAAGTTAGAACAAAAGGCAATTGACATTATGCGATCAGAAGTCAATACTTATGATGATTACTTAACCGGATCTGTCTATGGTTATGTAATTGAACCTACCGATGAAAACAAAGAAATCAATTGTGATGATTCCTGTTGGGGATTCTTTGGTTGTAATCATGAAAAGTCTGGATTGATGGAAATGGCAAAAAACGCAATTGATTGTGCAATCAATCAATATGAGAAAGAAGCAATTGCCGATCATTTCAGAAGGCTGGAAATGAATCAATTCATGCAAACCAGTTGGGCTATTTAATCATGAAAAATACTTGTTGGGCAACAATTAATGAAACACATCAAAAGGGATTACTATCAATTGAGATACCTAATGTAGAATCTCAAATCTGTGATGTAGGAATACAAACAGCAAGAGATGGACGCATTTGGATATGTATTGATGGACAAGCATTCATTCGATTCAAACCAATTAAAAAGGAATATGATTTGACAAAAAAGAAAAAAAGAAAACAAAAGGATCATTGTGTGTTACCTACCTGTTCCAGATGTCGAGAACGATTGCACAATGCCAATGCTTACAAACGTTCTGATGGCAGATTCACAACCTATTGCAAAGCTTGCAATGTTGATGAAGCAATCATTAAAAAATGGAAACAAAAATCAATTAATGAAATTAAAGAAAGAATTGACCATTACAATCACATGATTGAATTGCTTTATGAAACATTCAATCGAAAGGAGGGAATAATAAAATGACCTATGGTGAAATCAAAGCAGCAATTGAAAATGATGAATATGACAACTATACCGATAGAGTTGATGTAACAATTGAAATCAGTCTATTTGAATACGGTATATTGCGTGATCCAAAAGATGATGCTTGTATCTTTTGTAATTTCCTTTGTAATGAAGAACCAGATGATGATCATGAAATTCAATTGAATCATACATGGGTATCTCTTACAGATGTTAGAGACTATTTAATTGATGAATCAAGCAAAGGATTCTTTGATTACATTGGTTCAGATCTTGAAACTGAATTAGATAATCTGGATAATGACAACCTTGCCTTCATTATCAATTCAATTAATTCATATGATGGTTGGTTTAATAATTAAACGAAAGGAAAAATATGTATCAATTAATTTGTATGTCATTTGATGGTGAGTATGTTACTGAAAGACCTGAATTTGAATCAATTGATGATGCCTGGGAATATTCAAATGACCTGGGATCTAAATGGTATTTCTATCCATTTCATTTTGTAATTAAAAATGTAACAATCAAAGACACTCCAATTCATTTAGAATATTTTAAGGATAAACGAATCACAACTGTTAAAAGGCTATTCAAACGATTATCTACAAGATCTGATTTAATTAATTGTGATGCTGATGAATACTTAAATGCTATAATCAGTGAAATATTTATAATGACAGTTTAACAAACGAAAGGAGATTAATCAATGCCAATTACATTACAACAAGCAAAAGCACTCGAATTCGGTGATTACATTTATTCAAATCGATTTACCAATGCTGACAACTGCACTCCTGTTCGATGGAGAATCAATGGTCAAGTCAAACGATGGAAGCGTGATCCAGATCGAATTCAGATCCCCGTTAAGTATGGTTTATATAATCATGCCTATCTTTGTCATGGAGAAATTAATAATCGAATCTACATGAAATCAATTATCCTTGAATTAGAAGATTTTGAATTGACTGAAGATGCAGCATGTAAATCTTTATTGGATAAAGGGAGAAGTGTTTAATGAATATACTTTCAATTGATTGGGATTACTTCTTTCCAGATAACTTTGTTTTTGATTGGCAATTTCAAGACAATAACAAAATATATTGCGAAATCATTTGGCCTATTAGGTGGAGCAATCGAAATCTATTTGATCACAAAATAATTGCCAAAGATATATATCATCCAGATCTGCAATTGTTAAATGGATTTTTAGATAAGATCCTAATCAATTCATATCCAAGTATGCTTGTAATCAGCGATACTCATGTTGACATTAAAACATTAATTGATGCTTTCCCTAAATCAAATATCTATAACTTTGATCAGCACCACGATATTTATTATGGTAATGAATTACCTAAAAAAGAATCACAACTCAATTGTGGCAATTGGGTAGGGTGCTTACTTAATCAAATTAAATCCTACCATTTATTTTATCCCCCTTGGCGAAAAACTAATCCAGAACACAAAGGCAAATTATTATATACTGAAGTATCCTATTCAATTCCTGAAGATCCCCCTGTATTTGATGCAATATTTATTTGTCGATCATCCCCCTGGACTCCCCCCTGGTCAGATCATAAATGGATTGAATTTATCGAATATTTTAAAATCAATTACCATATACTTTGGAATCGTAAATTAGCATTGGATTATGTATTGAAAGCCCGACCATTTGATCAACAAGAAGCAGAAAGGTATGAGCAACAAACCAAAAAATCAATTGAACGATGTAAAAAAGAAAATGCTGAAAGGAGGAATAATATATAACAAAGCAATCACAGCAGTTTTTTGAAACGAATGACAAAACCGACCAATTGAAAAGGAGAAATTAAATGAAAGAATCAAAATCACAAAAGTCACACACACAACAAGTAATTGAATATTTAATTGAGAATAAAATTAACAGATTCATCATTAAAGATTTGTGGAAAACATTCCCACATATCAAAAACAATACAATGAGTACACTTGTATCAAGGGATCTAAAGAAAAAAGGATTGGTTACTAAAACCGATGCTCGTAGAGGTATGAGTGTTGTCTATCAATTCCATCCCCCTAAACCAATTCAAACTCAATTAGAAGATACCAAATTGGATGATAAGAACCTTCAACCAGATCCAGAACCAGATTTATATGATTCTTATGTCAAGATTGGTAAAGGGATTGAAGAACTATTGGAAGTCAAAAACAATTCAATCCAGGGTTTTACGAATCAATTAAAATCAGCAAAGAAAATGATTCTGGATCTTGAAGCAACTGTTCAAGAAAGGGATCGCCATATTGTAGAACAGGGAAAAAAGATCCATGAATTGAGTGAGAAAATTCGTAACAAGTCCGGCGGCTCAATTAAATTGGATGAACTGCAAAGCATTGTAAATAACCAATAGAAAAGGAGGTTCTACCATTGATTAAAAAACAAGTAACTAATGTTATAACTCATACAATTGATTGGATTGAAATACAACAAATAATTAATGCTTATATAAAAAGAAAGTATGATGTAACATTTCCAGAAGATACTCAAATCAGAGTAATTAGTCGAACAGATGCAATGGTAGAACCTTATGAAATTCGATTTAAACACATAATAAAAGAAGATGATGACTATAAAACAATCAAGTAAGGAGAATTAAACAATGGGTTTAAGCAAGCATGTAAACATAAGAATCACTCCTGAAGTTGATAAGAAAATTGAATCAATTAAAAAGGAGATGGAAAAGTCAGATGGAATGATATATTCCCGATCTCAAGTCATATTCATGCTGATTGTCAGGGGCATTCAAAAATATGTCGAAATGCAAATTCCTTAGTTAAATCAACAGGTTTTAAAGCTTGACATTTGTTTTCCAATGATGTATGCTTATTATCGACTGAATGGCAGACCAAACAAACGAAAGGAAAAGATATGAACAAATGGAAAAAATTCAATGAAAGTGTTAAACAAGTAATCAAAGAACCGACCAGAAAGCAAAAGTTTCAAATGGATGATCTTCATTTGACTCTTTATGAATTCAATCAAGAAAAAATATCTCTTTCCAAATCACTTGATGAAGTAAACAAAAAGATTGATCACTATATGAAAAAGCTTGATCAATTACTTACTTCTGATTCTCCTCCTACCTGGGCCTGGAGATGGGTATTCAAGAAGTCAAACATTAAATGGAAAGAAGAATTCATTAATCGATTAGGCAAAGCTGAAGCAAATAAAATCTTATCTGTTGCCAAACAAAAAGAATATCCAAAAATAGGCATTCAATTCATTGATCCTAATCCAGAGGATATTCCAAAAAATCCTGATCAATTAAAAGTTCCCAAACGATTAACCTTACCTAAATCCAAACTAACTCTAAAGGAAAGAATAGCATTACATAAAGGCAATTAATTGCTTGTCCAATTGCCAAGATGGAAGTGTTATCTCTATACTCTAATCCAGAGAAAGAGATTGTATAATGCAATTAACTCTCAACAATACAGATGGGGATTTAAAGGACACGAAATGTATTTGTTACGAAAGATGTGTTTTAAATACCTTGAGAAAGGAGGACAAAAACTTTTAAAAGCTGATCGATATGATCAATTGATTGATCAGGTCTTAGGAAATCGGATGGTGATCGCTGATATAGAAGAAATTGAATTGGCGCATAAGTTACTAATCATTAAAAAAATTAATGTAAGGAGGTTACTCATGGAATTAAAACAATTGAAAGAATTTGGTAAAGAAGTCGGATTGAAACTCGCTCAAATGAACAAAATGAATGATGACGATCTGGTATTGGAAATCATCCGTAATGTAGAACCGAAAGTTCAATACTCAAAAGAACTGGTTGCATGGTACAATGAATTGGATGATTCCCTGTTCGATCAAGCTGAAGCTGAATCAGGTGCTGCTGCCGTTACTGAAACTGCTGCTGCTTCAGGTGATACCGGCATTTCAATTGATGATGTAGTTGAAGTCCTTGAAGGCTATACCAAAAAGGCTGAATTGATGGAGATCCTTGAAGATGGTGATGTTGCTCCTTTATTTGAAGGATTTGATCCTTCAGCCTATAAATTGCCTACTCAAATGAAAAAGGCAATGATTGATTTTCTCAAAAATCCCCCTAAAGCTGAAGCTGAAGTTGAAACCGCAGGGGATGATCAATTGGCAGAAATCGTAGAACTCATTAACGAATGTGAAAATGAAGATCAATTGGTTGAAGTCTATTCAGAATATCAGGGAATCTTTGAAAGCATGGAAGTACCTGATGATGTTGATGAAGAAACCCTTCAATCAATGATGCTCGATCACATCAAATCAAAAGCGGAACCAAAGGAAGAAAAACCTATGTCACTCAAAGAGCGCATTGCTGCAAAGAAAGCAGCAGAAAGTGGTAAAGTTGATGTCAAAGGCAAAGATGAAACAAAACCATCACCTGAAGAACTATTCAATTGGTGGACTCCTTCCGATGAAGGTTTCAGTGTTGATGATGCCTTTGCCAAAGTGGAAGAATTGAAAATGACCGAATTGCGGAAATTTGCCAAGTTCATCGGTCTTACAATTGGAATCGGCAAAAAGAAAGATGAGATCCTTGATCTGGTTGCCAATAAGATTGCTGAAACAGTTGAAGGTGTTGGAGAATCAACTGATCAGGATAGTGTTACAATCACAGCAGAATTAATCAATGATGCTGCCAAAGGCAAAGATAAAGAATCCCTGGTTGAAATGTGTGATCAATTGGGAATCAAATTGAATGCACTTCAAAAGAAATCTGTTCCTGGAATGCAGAAAAAACTGCTTGCTGAAATTACAATTGGAAAAGAAGCAACAAAGGAAACCACCACTGTAAAACAAAGAGGTAAACTATCTGCTAAAACCCCTGCTGCTGATGCTCAATCAGTTTATGCAATCATGGAGCAATTGGTTGTTGCAGGTAAATCAGAAGATGCTGTAGTGAAAGCAGTATCCCCCATTTACAAAGAAAAGGGAAAATCCATTATCTTTATCAAAAAACGTGTCCAGACCATGTTTAAGATCATCAAAACCGACAATGATATGGATTAATCAATAATCAATTATCAAATAAGCAGGGGTTAATAGCCCCTGCTTGTCAAATGGTGATTAAATGAGTTTCTATTTTCCTCTACCACAGACAAAAAAATCAAATGTCAAATATGATTGTGATAAATGCAATCGTTTTGATAATCCTGCAATTGATACTCCATTCTTTCCATTCTACAAAGGAAGCAATTACAGTGGATTGGTTATATTAGGTCAACAACCATCACAGGATGATGACACTCGATCAATTCATTTTTCAAATAAAAAAGCACAAGCAATCAGATCAAATGCATTCAAAGAGGGATTCAATCTAAAAAACGTTGCTGCATTTGTCTACGCTCTTAAATGTTATTCAAAAAAGAAATCCACTGAAGTTCAATTCAAATGCTGTCGATCATTCTTAGTCGATGAACTTAATAAATTAAAACCTAAAATGATCATTTGTTGTGGAGAAATGGCATTCAAATCCCTATTCAATTTAAAGAACAAAATCCCACCGACAAAGCTCAGAGGTAGGTTGATCCCTAATTATGAATTTAATTGCCTTGTGTACACTCTGATGAACCCTAATGACCTATATAATTATGATCAACAATACGCTTTAAAGCGTGATCTTAAACGTGCATTAAAATTCTGGTCTAAATACAATACCTATAAAAAAGTCGATCAATTACTTCAGGAACGAAAGATCCTTGAAGGGATCACAATTAAAGAGGTTAAAACTGAAAAAGAATTAAGAGATTGCCTTGATAAGATCTGGAATACAAAAAGAATTGCATTCGATTATGAAGCAACCAATGTCAAACCATTCGATGATAACTTTGAAATCACTCACATTCAATTCTCAACTGCAAAATATGCCTGGGTATTGCATGAATCATTATGGTTGGAAAATGAGAACAATGATTTTATGCTTTGGCATTTCATGGAAAAATTTTTACCCAATCCATCAATTGAAAAGATAATCCAAAATGTCAAATTTGAACGCAATGTCAGTCGATGGGTATTTGGCGCTGAAATAGTCAATACTCAAGATCCAATGATTGCATCTCATGTGATTGATGAACGCAGAGGAACCACTTCATTAGATTTTCAAAACCTAACAAGGTTTGGCATTCCACCTTATTCAGATACAGTTAAAACATTTCTAATGAAAAAGGATAAGGATGATAAACAGAATCGAATCAGAGAAGCACCATATGACGATATGATACTCTATGCTGGATTAGATGTTATTACTACCTACAATCAATGGTTGTTAATTGAAAAGATACTTCCAATTGTTTACCCTAATGCTAAATATAATTATGAGTTTTTACATAGGGGTCATAAGCTCTTTGCAAACATGACAAAGGCAGGAATTAAAATAGGTGAAGAAGAATTGGATTCATTGGAAACTACATTAATTAATAAAATGGAATCAGTACTTACTCGCATATCTCAGATCCCTCAATTCAAAGCTTATAATACTTATTTAGAAGATAAAACCAATTTAAGTAAATCAACTGATAAGAAATTAAAATCACTTTCTATAAAAATGAAAGGAGATGGAACTTATGATAAAGATCACTCAAGAACAATCAGCAGTAATACAACAAGTGGTAAACCGATTAGAAGAAAACTTTCATTTTAATCTAAAAGAATTTTCATTCATTTACAATGGAAAGAAAGCCTTTATTGTAGATGTAAGAAAAAGAAAATCACTTATAAAACCATTTTCAATGTATCGAAAAGAATTATCTGATTACATTGAGTTGTATAATCTGGATGTAGAAGTATTCAAATCTCCAAATCAAATGAATAATTACCTTACTATGTGTATGCAAATCATTGCTAACATGCTTGACAGTACCCGAATGGGATCTGTTGAAAACTATATAAATCACATCTGGAAAGAATTTGAATGTGCAGTTGATAATTTTAAAGATCCTGAACCGATGCGAATATTTATTGGAAGTATAACTTCAATCATCACAATGATTGATTATAGTCTGGAAATTCAATTATCACAAATGACAGATTCAGATAAGCAAATGTCTATGATCAGTCATATAATTCAAGGTATCGATGAATACTTTGAAATAGCTGGTGTATTTGAAATATCAAAAGATTCAATTAAAAAAATAAAAGTCAAAGGAACTAAATCTGGCAAAGTAACAAATGATAAACCTGATACAATTGATTTAAGCAAAATCAAACCAATAAATATAAGGGAAATTTAATGATTAATGAATCTGATTTCAATTTCAATCTCAGATCTAATCCTCAGATGCAGGAATTCCTTTATGAGTTCCTTGGATTAGAACCTCTTACAGAACCTAATAAAAAAACAGGTAATTACAAAACAGATGAAGCAACAATCATTCATTACGCTGAAAATCAAAACATAAAATTTTGCAAATTATTATTACAATATAGAAAACTTAACAAAGCATTGAATACTTATATTGCCGATCTCAAACGCAATGTATCTGAACATGATGGTAGAGTACATCATGAACTATGGTTGAATGTAGCTGAAACCTATCGATCAAGTTCATCAGATCCCAATTTACAGAATCAACCGAAACATGGTGATATACTTCCGAACCTACCCTGGAAAACAATTAGAAAAGTATTTGTTTGTTTAGGAAAAGGATGGCTTATATGTGAATTTGATTACGATGGTGCAGAAGTCAAAGTTGCAGGAATGCTTGGCAATGATCCCCAAATGATTGAAGATCTTAATAACGATCTGGATATGCATTCCCATTGGGCAATTAAACTATTTGGATTGAAAGGTTACTCCTATGAACAGGTAAAAGAAAAGTTTGGTGACAATGAACGATTCCTGGCAAAGAACAATTTTACTTTTGCTAATTTCTTTGGAGCAGGATTTTCATCAATTGCAGAAGAAATGCGAAAGAGTGATTTCTATAAAGATTTTGTTTATAACATTTACAATCAACGCAAAACAAAACATGAAGCATTTGATCATTACTTCTTTAACTTTTCTCAGAACCATATTAAGGATTGTCAAAATCAATTTTATGAAAGGTATCACATCTATAAAGCATATCAGGATGCCATAGTTGACAAATACTACAAAACAGGGTATGTTGAAAATCCATTCGGATTTCGCAGAAGATTTCCCTTAACCAGAAACGAAATAATTAATTATCCAATTCAATCAACGTCATTTTTATTATTGCTTGACTCGTTAATTAATATCGAAGATGAATTGGAGAAAGGAGGATGGGAATCACATTTAATCAATCAGATACATGATAGTGGTAAAGCCAATCTGAGAACCTATGAAGGTGGAGACTTCATAGATATGGTAGATGAAAAAATGACCGATAAACCCCACCTACCCTGGACTACTACCGTTAGAATGAAAACTGATTGGGAAGTAGGTAAAAACTGGTTGGATATGAAACGAATTAAAACCAATTAAACAAACGAAAGGAGAAAAAGATTATGTTGAATTTAACCAATTACATGAAAGCCGGTTATGGTTGTGTATTTGTTGAAACCCTGGAAATGAAACGTGCAATGAAATCAATTGAAATAGATGCACCTTTCAAAAAGAAAATGTGGAGTCCTATCCGTGGACTCATTAATGATTACTATCGATTTGGTGAAGATGAACCAATCGATGCTCTCAACATCCTACGCAGATCAGTAGGACAACAAGCAGATGGATCATTTGCTGCTGCCCCCTCCAATACTGCATTCATTCTGGAAAACTTTGATGAATTCATTGAATCATTCGATGTAGTCCAGACCATTCTTGACATTTACGATCTATTAAAAGCCAATCATACAATGATCATTATGGTTGGATCTAACTCTGCTGCAATTCCTTCCAAAATCAAAGAGTTCATTCCAGTTGAACAATTCGATATGCCCAATACTGAAGAAATCACCACCATTGCCAGTGGTATTTCCGAAACTTCAATTGAAGAATTAGGAGATAGCTATGAAGATAAATTCAAAGTTAATAATCCAATCATTGAAGCATGTAAAGGCATGACCTGGGAGGAGATTGAAAATGCTCTTGCCAAATCTGCCGTTGAAACTCGATCATTTGATTTCAGGCATATCATGGATCGTAAAAAACAAGTGGTTAAACAAACTGGATTTATGCAATTCATTGAACCCGAACCAATTATCAATCTTGGTGGAATGGATCACTTCAAAAACTATTGGGAACTTAGATCAGAACCTTTTCTCAATGCCAAATCAACCAAACCTAAAGTTAGAGCAGTATTATGTGCTGGATTCCCTGGAACTGGAAAGACATTAGGAGCAAAGGTATTAGGATCAATTCTTGATTGGCCCATTGTTCTATTTGATGTAGGTGCGGTCAAAGAGGGAATCGTTGGTGAAACTGAAAAGAAAATCAGGAAAGCCACAAAGACAATTGATTCAATTGGAAGATGCATCTTTGTATTAGATGAAATTGAAAAGTTCTTTGGTGGAACTGGTCAAGGTCAACAATCAACTTCAAGTGGAGTTGATGAAGGAATGCTTGGTCATATCTTAACCTGGATGCAGGAAAGAACATCTGAAGGTATTTTATTCGGAACTGCAAACAATCTGGATGCATTACCACCTGAATTCAAACGTACTGGTGGTCGATGGGATACTATCTTTTTTGTCAATCTGCCCAATAAGCATGAAGTCAAATCAATCATTGAAATTCAAAATCGTAAATATGATTCAGAAATACCAATTGATAATGAATTCTGTAAAAAATTAAATGATGAAGGATGGTCTGGAGCAGAGATTGAACAATTGGCAAAAGATTCTCATTATGAACCAGTTGAAATTGCCATGAAAAATATTCCAGTACTATCTCGATTCGATTCAAAGAAGTTTGATCGCACAAAGGAAATGGCAAAATCATTTAGATGGGCCAATGCCAAAGATCATTCAAAGGAAATCATGAAACCCCGTAAGTTAAAACTTAATTAATCAATTGGGCAGGTATCCAAATGGCTGAAGGAAGCGGGCTGTAAACCCGTGACATTGGAAACGCTGGAGGTTCAACTCCTCCCCTGCCCACCAATTAAAAGAAAGGAGTAACTAATGAGCCACAATGAAATAATCGATTTAGAAGTAACCGACATTAAAGCTTTATCAATGACCGCAAAACGAATGGGAGGTGAATTAATCCTTAATGCAAAAACCTATAAATGGTATGGTACAAATGTTGGTGATTATCCTTTACCAGAGGGGATTAAAGCATCTGATCTTGGCAAATGTGAACACAAGATTAAATTCCCTGGAATCAATTACGAAATCGGAGTAATCAAATCCAAAACTCAAAAAGGGGCATATTCATTGCTTTGGGATTTTTTTGATAGCTCATTAAAAAAGAAAATGGGGGGAGAAAAAGCAATTACCTTCATTCAACATTACACAATGGAAAAAACCAAACAAGCGGCAATGTTAAAAGGGAAACTGTGCAGAGAATCAGTCATTAAAACCAAACAAGGTGAAAAACGCAGAATAGTAATCACTGTTTAAAAGGAATATAAGATGAAAGATTTAATTAATTACATTGCACGATCATTGGTTGACTTTCCAAATGATGTAGAAGTCAATACAATTGAAGGTGATCACACTACTGTATTAGAACTCAAAGTAGCAAAAAAAGATATAGGAAAGATCATTGGCAAACAAGGCAGAACTGCTCAAGCAATTAGAACTATTTTAAGTGCAGCATCAGGAAAAACAAGACAACGGCATGTTCTTGAAATCGTAGAATAAGGAGGTTAATTATGCAGAAACAAATTATTGTAGAAGTCGATGAACAAGGTAAGATTCATTTTGAAACTGATGGATTCGTTGGTGAAGAATGTATCACCGATGATATAGTCAATCATTTGAAAGATGCATTGGGCAAAGGTCTTGGGCCAGAATTCAAACCTGTATTCTATCAAAAGAATCAAACAAGGACTGTTCATAAAAATTTCTGTGGTTAATTAAATGGATTTATACGAAGTATTATTCTTTCATCCAAAAGGTACTCGATTCTTAATTCAAGGGGTACAAGCTGATGTTGAACAAAAAATGGAATACACTACTCAGGAGACACTTCAAGGAAAACAAAAATTTTCTGTTCCTGGCAGTAATTATTTAGACATTACTTTAATTGTTCCAAGACCAGCAGATGATTATTTAGTAGATGAATTAAGATTCCAAACGGAAGCTGAAGAATTACTTTTATATTTCAAAGATGTTCATCCTTGTTTAATTAAAGGAAGAATAACAGATGTTCATTTAGGTCATGGTGATGTAACTATTAAATTTATAGGTAATGCTACAAATAAAACCTATGATGATTTTGTTTTAGAAGCAAAAAATTATCAATCGATTTTATTTGGAACTGATTATGTCGATGATCTTCCTATTAAAAAGAAAAAGAAGATCATCAAACGCAAACTAACATTCTAATAAAAGAAAGGAGAATCAATCATGGCTACAATCGCAAAGAACACAGGCAATGAAATTAACATTTTCGATCTTGGAACTCTGCTTCAATTTGAAACACACACATGGCAAGCCAGAAAGGGCATTCCCAAAGAGATTAGAGCTAAAATGACTGAAGAAACTGATTGGGTATCAGGCTATCAACGATTGATTAAGTCAGAACGATTGACACCAATCAATTCAGTCATCACTCAGGTTCGGAACTACATTTGGAATGAAATATCTTTACCCTTTCCGATTAAATCCGTTCATTTTGTATCCAATGACATAAGTGAAGAAGCAGATATGAAACTCAGAGCATATTCAAAGATGCTCAAAAAAGAGGTCAACATATTTGCCAAAGACTATGACAAATGGATTAAGGAATCGGAAAAAACCTTAAAGAAAGATGGATTATTTAATAAAGAAGCATATCCAATGAATGTTCGTAATCGATACAGCATTGAATGGAGATGGTTCGATATGACTATTCCCTCTGGATTGACCGATGAAATGTACAAGGTTGAAACAGATCGCATTCAAGCAATGATGAATGAAACAAGGCACAATTGCGTAATTGCCATGCGTGAGGGTTTTGGTGAACTTGTAACTCACTTGTCTTCAACATTAAATGGTAAACTCAATGGTGAAAAACGCAGAGTTAGACCGGAAGCATTGGAAAAGTTTGATGACTTCTTTAACACATTCAAATATAAAAACATATTCAATGATGATCAATTGCAAAATATGGTCAGTGAAGCAAAATCTCTACTGGCAGATGTAACTCCCAAAGATCTCCGCAATGATCAATCATTGGAAAAATTAATCAGTCATGAATTGAATGGACTTAAAGAAGAAATTACTGATGCTACTGAATCTTATAAACGTAAATTAACTTTTTAGGAGTTATTATGTACGATCCAGAATTTTCACTTGATCGGTATAATCTTGAAATTGAATCAGAACGCCAAGCTGATTTAATGCGAAAATACACTAAGCGTCAAGCCAAAATGAAGTCAATGCTTAAAAAAGCCCAAAAGAATTTAGATATTTTGGAAGGCGAATTGGCTGAAGAATACAGACGCAACAAAAAAGAATATGGCATTCACAAAGATACTGATCAAGTGATTTTTCGATTGATTAAAGGTGATCCTAAATATGAAGTACAATTTAATGAAGTCATAAAGTATCAATACCTTTATGACGATGCAAAATCAGCAGTTGATTCAATTGTTGAGAAAGGATGGATGATTAAAGAAATGGTAAAACTTTGGTTGAATAATTATTATTCAACTCCAATTGTCAAGGAACATGAAGTCAAACCCAAACGATTTCGATTAAAGGAGGATTAACTATGTCATTGCAAGATCGATTAAGAGACAGAAAAAAGTTAACAAGTGGAGGTGGTGGTGGAATCAGAGATAAGTTCAAAAAACGGGATACTTCCACATTAGAAAAAACTTATGAAAATAGAGATAAACAAACCAAATCTGGATCAATGGGCAAAACCATATTCAATCATGAAATATTGAGTACTTTTGAAATTGAAGAATGGCAACCCCATTTAGTAATTGGTGATCATTTCTATGATATTCTCCCCGTTTCATTCATTCCCCACATTCCCTATCATTGGGAATGCCAAGTACATTTTGCAGTAGGTTTTGCAAAAGATGCATTTATTTGTCCTCACCAAGCTCACCGTAAACAATGCTATCGATGCGAAGTGCAATCAAAACTCTATCGAAAAAAAGAGGAATACCTCAATGAAAAACGATGGTCTGAGGAAAAATTCAAAAATGCTGCAAAAAAATTGTATCCTCAAGATCGGATTGTTTACCTTCTCTGGAAACGTACTGAAGAACTATTAGGAGATGAACCACCAGATTACACATTAAGGGTATGGAATGCGCCCAAGGTTGCCGTTCACCAGGAAATCCAAGGAAAGGTAAGAGACAAAATCAATCGTACAACCTTGGACATTTCAGACGTTTCCCCTGATGGTGAAGGTCGAACGGTGGCAATGGAAGTTTCCAAACGAAAGACTTCAGCAGGTACATTTCCTGGATATGGTTCATTTGATCTACATAAACGGGAAAACCCAATTCCAAATGAAATACTGGAACAATTGGATACTTTAATCACTGAAGCTGAAGATCAGGGTTTTGAAAATGCAATTGAATATCTAATTCATTATGCTGATTATGAAGAAATCAAAGAATCAATGCAAACTGAAGAAGATGAAGATGAAGATGAAGCAGCAGCAAAAACTAAAGAGGGCAGCACATCATCATTGCGTCAACGATTGCAACAAAAAGAAGAAGAAGAAAACAAAGGGTATGATGCCAGCAAAACTACTGTCGATGAAACCCTTGCTGAAATTGAATCTGAATGTGAAAAAACAAGACAAGAATTATCAGGACTATCTTCAATCAGATTTAAAGCATGGTGTAATAAAAATGATTATAAAGTTGCTTTAGAATTTGATTCTCAATCAGAAGCGGTGGATGCCATTGTCGAAGATATGTATGAAAAATTCATTGAACAAGCAGACATTGACATTTAATTATTAATTAGGGGAGTCTTAATTGACTCCCCACAAGGAGTACTAAATGCCAAGATTAAAATTAACAGAAAAACCTAATTTACGTGATCGATTAAAAACCTGTGAATTATTGCCTGAAGTAAATCTCAAAAAACCCCTGGCATTTATTGATTCCGGCAGTTGGATGCTGAATTTAGCATTAACAAATCACGTAGATCAAGCATATCCAATTGGCAGAGTTATTAATCCAGTTGGAGATTATTCAACAGGTAAAACACTCCTTGCTTGTGAAGCAGTTAATTCTGTTTGGTATATTGAACATCTTCTAAAGAAAAAACGTGTTAAAATGTATTATGATGAACCAGAACATGCATTTGATTACCGATTAGCTGCAAAATTCAATGTACCATTAACACAAGTATATGGATTACGTGAAGATTTAGTAGGATTTAAAAGAAAAAAGGGTGACAGATTATTTCAACGATCAAAAACGGTTGAAAACCTTTACAACAATCTTGAGTACATTAATAAGAATGATAAAGATTACGATGTTGTTCTTTATGTACTTGATTCACTTGATACATTAAGAGATGCAAGAGAAATAAAACATCTTGAAAAAAAAGGAATTGAAAAACAAGATATGGGAGGAGGCAAAGCCAGGGTTCTATCTCAATTATTTCGCAATTCAATTGATAAAGTACACAATTCAAATATTATTCTATTTATCCTATCTCAGATCCGAATGAACGTTGGAATCGTATTCGGTGATCCCAATACAAGAGCAGGAGGAAAAGCTCTTGATCACTACGCCACACACATATTCATGCTCAAAGAAGTCAGAAAAATTACAAGTGATAACAAAATCAATCAGGGAATTGAAGTCAGAGTCAAAATTAAAAAGAATAAAACAGGTGGTCGTTACAATGATGTTATGATGAACATTCTACATGGATATGGGATTGATAACTTTGGATCTGCTGTTAATTTTCTTTGGGATAATGATCAATTTGAACGATCTGGTAATTACCTTGTATTTCATGATGAAAAAATGTATCGGTCTGAATTAATCGAATTGGCAGCAAATAATGATTATGTTGCTCATGAATTAAAATGTGATCTACAAGATTATTGGAATGAGATCATTCTTAATGCTGAGATTGATCGAAAACCCAAATGGGGAGGTTAACTTGGAGGATTTAAAAGATTTTTTTGAATTTTTTCTGAAAGCAGATTCTAAAGAAAAAGAAGCAGTTTTTGGCAAAATTCCCAATTTTCGTGGATTACTGAGAACTGATCAAGAATATAGTTTTATTAAAACAACCAATCTTATTCAATTATACGTTTATCTTTTCTATCCCAAAGAGATAATTGTTGTTATCTTAGATCCTCAATTAGCAATTGAATATGTACCAAAGATAATGATGCTTAAAAGAGATAAACTTGATTCATATTTAAAAGCAAAACATTGTGATCTTATTATTGTTGATTTTGAAACAGTTAATGCTGCTGAAGATTGGGTATTCTCTTTTCCTACCAATGAAATTAAATATGAGATCTATAAGAACTCTAAATTAATTAGAACCAATGAAGGACAAATAGAATATGGGTAAGAAAGGGCAACCGCAATCATGGGAATGCAGAGATTGTGGATCAAGTTGGGCAGAATATAATGCCGAAAAATGTCTTCATTGTAGATCTAAAAATATATATATTTATTGGAACCCCAAAACTCATTTGAAATCTAAACCAAAGAGAATTCAATTAAGGAGTAAATAAATTGGCAAAGGGTGGTGGATTTGAAGGGGAAATGTCTAAAGAGTTTTCATTATACTTAACTCATATGAAAACTGAGGATGGAGTATGGAGAACTGAATCATCTGGAGCAAGAGCAACCCAAAAGCAGAAAGCTAAACAGAAATTGATTCGTCCTGATATGTTTGGTGACATTACCTATACTATTCCAGAAACTAAATTTTGGTTCGATATATTTTCAATTGAATGCAAAACAGGTTATGCAAAGAAAACTAAATCAAAAAAGAAACAAAGTACAACATTAACCATGTGGTCAATCATGGATCTAATTGATTCACAACAAAAGATGACTATGTTTCATGAATTTTGGAATCAATGTCTCAATGATGCAATTAACTCTGATCGAGAACCTATGCTTATCTTTCGGAGGAATAGGCGTAGTCCTTGTATTGCTATGCATAATGATATTTTTGCCGGATTTATGGCAAGATTTGGTAATCCTGGAATCAATATAGTTAATGTCAATGGTGATTTTTGCTACCTTCCTGTAACTGTTATGAATCTAAGACATTTTTTTAATTGGACTGAAGCTATTAGTCCTACTGTAATACAAAATTATATAGTTAGGCAAATTATGAAAAGGAAGGGAACAGGTGATGAAAAAAAGTAACCTTAAATATATATTTAATGATCATTCATCAGAACGTTTCTTTGAACGTACTGCATTGAATATAACTAAAAAAGATCTTGCTAAAGCAATAACAAGTAATCAGATAATAAAATTTAAAAGAGTTAATGTTACTCGATCAATGGCATATATCCATGCTAAAGGAGAAGTAATCAAAGTAGTTATCCATCGAAAAAAAGATAAAATAATTACTATCCTACCCTGGAGATCAATCTTTCATTACAAAATTAAAATACAAATTTTTAGATACCAAAATAAAATATACAGGGTTAACCTATATCCTGATTGCTACCTTGAAACAAAAAAACCCAATGCAATGACCAAGATCTTTGAACTTCAAGGCAAAAATATTCATGATGATCAAGAATTATATAAAATGATAAGACATGATCATCCATTATTTAATGAAATTTTCAATATAGCTTGGGGTCTTTTTGAATCATTAAATAATGACCATCAACTGATAAGAAACAAAAGGAGAGCAGGACATGAAACGTTTGAAATTGAAGGTAAAGCGACAGAAGTTGATGGTATCGTCCAATTCGGAATCGACCTCCCAAAAGTCTCCTGATATAGATGTTATGCTGGAACAGTATCATAACAACACAGAAGAAAAAGATCTGCCTTACCACAAATGGATTTTATTTAAAGATCATTTACCATTAGATATACATCAACCCATTTTAATCTATGATCCCAAATGGGATTCTCTATATGAAGCTGTTTCTTTCGTTCAATTACAACATGCTCTATATGACAAGTATACCAAATTAAGAAATACCCCTTCTCATTGGATGCGTATTAAAAAACCGGAGATATGAGATGAATATAGAAAATAAAATAACAGTAGAAGGGAAAAAATTAGAAACCATGCCTCCTGAATTATGTATAGTTGCTGCATTAGTTAAACGTTTAGGAGGAGAGGTAATAATATCAAACAAAGAGTTAGATCCTACTAATTTTACAGGTGTCATGCTTTATCAATCAAATGGGGATACTATGATCATAAAGGTTACTTAGTATGAATTTATCTGAACTCACAGTTGAAGCATTTGGATTGCACATTAAAAAAGTAGTTAAATTCACCAAAGGTTTAAATATAATTGTAGGTGAATCAGAGGAAGGTAAAAGTACTTTGATTCGTGCTTTATATCTTTTAATTGAAAATTCCCCAAGAGGAGGAGAAAAACTATATCAATCATGGTTGACTGATAAAAAATTATCAATTCAATTAAAAGATGATGCAGGAAACACCGTTAAGCGCACCAAAAACAAATACTATCTTAATAATGGTAAACCTTTAAAAGCCTTTGGTACATCTGTTCCAGATCCAGTAAAAGAATTATTTAATTTCAAAGAAATCAATTGGCAGAAACAAAATGATGTTCATTACCTTTTATTTTCTACTGGAGGATCAGCAGGGAAATTATTAAATAGTGCTACTGGTATGGGTGATCAAGAAATTATCATTGATTCAATTAAACAAAAATTATCTCATTCAAAAAGTGAAATTAAAAGACATAAAAAAAATAATGAAGTGCATTTAAAAACCATTGAAAGATTAAAAAATATAGTTAGATACAAACTTAAAGCAGAAGGTATTATTTATTTAGAAAAAGAAGTATCCGAATTAGAAATAAAAACAAGTAGATTAGAAAATATATTGGTACAATTGGAGTTGATAGAGGAAATAAAAATGAAGTACAAAAGAATAAGTAGGTTTGATGACAATATAAAAACTATTGTCCGTGATCTTGAAGAAACCAATGATTTCGATGAAAGTATTGAAAAACTTGAATCTATTTTAATAAAGATAAAAAAAATAAAAATCATTGATCCAAATATAATAATATCTTTATTAAATTCATTACATGCTATTCACTCCAAAAATTTGGAATTAAGTTCACTAAAATTGAAATCCAAATTACTTAAAAAATGCTTAGATCAGATTAAAGAAGCACAAACAGTACAAAAAACAACAGAAAAAAGTATTTTAATTCAAGAAGCAGAAATTAATGAAGCATTTATTCAATTAGGTTATTGTCCACTATGTAATAGAAAGGTAAAAGATGGAGATACTTGTTGTCGGTGATAGTCATCTTACAGGACGCAATCCTGTTGCACGTTTAGATGACCTTGTTGAAATTCAATTTGAAAAATGGGAATACATTATAGAACTTGCCAATGAAAATGATGTACCTATTGTTCACACTGGAGATATATTCAACGTTGCTATAATTGCAAATTCATTACTCACTCGACTTGGAGAAATATTAACCAAATTACATAACCCATTGTATTTTGTTTGGGGTAATCATGACCTTCAATATCATTCTATGGATATGTGGGATCGTACATCATTAGGAGTCCTTTGGAAAAACAATAACAAAGTAAAACATATCTCTGAATTCTGGAGAGATTATAAAATGTGGTGGGCATGGCTGGATTGGGAATCAAAAGAAATACAATGGTATGGAGATCGTCCAGGTTTACTTTTATCTCATAAAGCTATTGTATCCGGTAAAAAATTAAAAAGACAAGGTTCATGGATCTTAGATGACACCGAATTTTGCTCAAATATTGATACTGATCCCCAACTTAAAGGATTTTATTTGATTATTTGTGGTCATTGGCACAGACGCTATATTTACAAACATCAAGAAACAAGAGTAATCAATCCTGGGCCTATAATCAGACGTACAGTTGAAGAATGGTTCATACCTTCAGTTACACTATTAAATCTTGACACATTAATACATAAAGAACTAATTATATCCGACCTTGATCCAGAGCAGGTTTTGTCCAGAACTCACATTGAACAAAACATTGAAACAATGACAGACAATGTTTTAAAATTTGTTGATTCATTGAAAAACAAAAAATTCAAACATAAAAAATCATTTTTAAAAACATTAATGCATAATTTAGATCAACATGAACTTCCTAATAGAGTAGAAACAATAATCAGAACAACAACAGCAGATCTAATTGAAAAAGGAGTTATCAATGAACAATTTTAAACCCGTACAAATTATGGCTAATGATTTAAACGATTGTTACTTTCAACTATTATCTTATGTTTGGGAATTTGGCAGAAAATACAAGATTGATACAGGATCATTTGCTGGAGCATCAAGATTGGAATTTGATTTTTGCTCTGGTTTTATCAATTATCCTCACACCAGACCGCTTGCTCCAATCATGCCTGAAGGTATCCCTCCTGTAACAACCGATGAAAAGCTGGAACTTGAGTATTTTCCCAATTACTTAATGAACCCTGAATTGGAAGGCAATGAGCATTACAAATATAGCTCATGGATCAATGGTACAGATCATTACAGACATTTTTTAGCAAAACCGGAAGCATTACAAACAGAAGAAGAAAAACTATCAGATGAAGAATTCATAGACAATAAAGAAACCCCTTTAGAATGGGTTGTCAGGCACTTTAAAGAAAAAGGGTATGGGAACAACCATTGCTACATTAACGTTGGAAATGTGGACTCTGGCTTTAACTATGACATACCCTATGACAATGAAGGTGAGCGCAAGACATCCCCCTGTCTCAGAGGTATCGATTTCAAGATTAAAGGTGGTTATCTAATAATGGGTTGTATCTTTAGATCCTGGGATCTTTATGCAGGGTTTCCTGAAAACATGGGAGGACTTACCTTATTAAATGAGTATGTTGCTAATCAATTAGATGATGTTGAACCAGGGCCATTAACTTTTACATCTATGGGCCTTCATGCCTATGATTATCAGATAGATCCTATCCTGAGTATACTTAAAAAAAGTTAACTTGAATTATACCAATATAAAAATTTAAAAATTTTTATGGAGGAAAAAAAATGGATTTAGTTGAAGCAAAAATCACTAAAATGAAAAATTTTTTGAATGACATGAAAAACAAAAATCAAAGAGCAATAGCTCAAGAAGAACTACTTCTTAATCAACTAAAAGAAGAATTTGATATTGATAATTTGGAGGAAGGATATGAGCTTTATGATCAATTAATTGATGAAAAAGAAGACAGAAAAAAAAGAGTTGCAAATCAAACAGAATCATTATACAATTCTATCGTTTCTGAAGGATTGATCGATGCCACATAATGAAACATTCACAAAACTGTGTGAAATGATTAACATTATGGAAACCGAATTGGTATTCGCTCAATCCAGTTTGCGCTCCAACAGACTCATAATTGCCAAAGAAAAATCTATTTTGGAATCCCTGGAGATGGCAAAATCTTATGTCATCAAAATTGGGGATACTACCAGAAAAGAAGTCAAAGATTTTATTGAAAACACCGTTACTTTTGCTATCCAAACAGTCTACGGTGACGAGTATAGTTTTGTAGCTCAATTTAATTATGATAAAAGAGACCAATTTGAAATACAATGGTTTATTGATAGGAATGGAGTTCTTCTTGAACCACGTAAAGACACTATATCAGGAGGCTTAACAGACGTTACTGCTTTTTCTCTCCGATTGGTCATCCATGCTTTAGAAGAACCTGATCCTGCCCCCATCCTTATCATGGATGAACCTTTTAAAAATGTTTCCAAAAGATATATCCCTTTAGTTTCAAAAATGATCAAAGAAATTTCAAAATTATTAAGTCTTCAAATCATTATGTGTAGTCATACAAATGAATTAATCGAACAAGCAGACAATATCATTTACTTATAGAAAAGACCAATCCTGATTATACTTTAGATCAGGATTTTCATACCTTAAAAAATAATCAATTAAAACTTATTAAGGTTGGATATTTAAAGAGTCAATTTCATTGGAAACTCTATCAGATAACTATGATTATACTCAACAGGAGAAAAAACGATGATAGAACAAACATTAGATTTAGTAGACAACAAAGAAGAATTACAAGATTTATTACTAAACATGGGAATATTACCGGAATTAAACAGAACATTTTTAAACCCATTAGGATTAAACTTAATACTAAATAAGGAATTAAATTTAGAATTACAAAAAACAGATAGTCCAGAAGGAATAATAGCCCACACCGTTGATTCATTTCGATTGAAAGTATTTAATGATTATAGAAATAAAAAACATAAAGAAAGACAGGAAATGGCAGGGTTTATAATCCAGACCAAAGACCTGATAAGAAAAGATAAATTAACAAAAGATAAAGACCTCCATCTCTCCTCTCCTGAAAATCTAAAATTAAAAAAACTATTAAATTGTGTTGATGATATTTCCTATAAGATAAAACGTATACTTATGGAAAACTCTGCAATTAAAGACAAAAATGGAGCAGATATTGATTTCAATAAAGTATTCCGTGATATGGAAGTAGATTTTGCTATGGATAATTATTTAGACGGAATTACTAAAGCTATACTTATTTATTATCAAGAGGATATTGAATTGGAATTAGATAAAATTAAAAAAATCAAAACAAAACAAGATAAGACTTTCAGGGGGAAAAGATAATGACATTAGAAGGAGAGTGGACTTATTCAGATAACGCAATAGCAATTTATAAACGACTATATTTTGATAAACTGAAAGGAGAAACCAAACCATCACAAACCCACTCACGAATAGCCAAATTTGTAGGGGAAAGTCCTGCCGAACAAAATCAATTCTTTAATATACTCGAAGAAAAAATATTCAGACCTAATTCACCCTGCATAATCAATGCAGGTAGTGATTCAAAAAATCCACATGATCGTGCCTTATCCGCTTGCTATGTCCTGGGCCTGGAAGATTCAATGGACTCTATCATTGAAATGTGGGGAGTCTGTGCTAAAATTTATGCATCTGGAGCAGGATCAGGCATACCTATTACTAACCTCAGAGAAAAAGGAGCAAGTATCTCAACAGGTGGTTCAGCATCCGGCCCATTAGCTTATCTAAATGTTGTTGATATGTTAAGCAACACAGTAAGATCTGGAGGTAAGACAAGACGTGCAGCTAACATGGGTATCTTTAAATATGATCATCCTGATGTATTAAAAATATTAGATTCAAAATTAAATGGTGAAATTCAAACATTTAATTTATCTATGAGTGTCGATGATAAATTTATGATGAAGAAGCACAAGAAAGGTCAGGTTCATTTGTCAAGTCCAAGCACAAAAGAAATAGCAACCACTATTCATAGAGATGATATTTGGAAAAGAGCTATTAGAAATGCATGGACTAACGGTGATCCTGGCCTTTTCTTTTTTGACACCGTAAATAAATTCAATCCATTCCCAAGCTTGGGAGACATTGATTGCACTAACCCCTGCGGAGAAGTACCACTACCCCCGTGGTCAATCTGCAACATAGGTTCGATTAATGTCTCCCATTTTGTAGATGCCAGTTTTAATTTTGATTGGGATAAATTTAAAAAAATAATTCCTTTATGTTTTACATTCCTTGATCGAGTAATAGAAAAACAAGAATACATTCATCAACGCTTCATGAAGAACGCAAAAGATTGGAGACCCGTTGGATTAGGTATCATGGGATTTGCTGATGCTCTTATTAAAATGAATATGGCATATGATTCCCAAGAAGCAATAGGATTTTTTGAAAAAATATGTTTTGAATTAAATCGTACCTGTATTAAAACATCTATTGAAATGGCAAAAGATGTTGATGAATGGGTTGTGCAAATTCCTGATAAAGATCAAGAACATTTCCGAAATCTTATTAAATACTATACAAAAAATGATGAACAAATATTAAAAGACTTTGATAAATATGGTATTCATAATTCTAACTGGACAATGATAGCTCCAACAGGATCAACATCTATGTCTGCTGATTGCTCCTATGCCTGGGAACCATTGATGGCATTAGTATGGGAGAAACCTCTCGTAGAATCTGATGAAGTCCTTAAAATAATCCATCCACAATTTGAAAAACATTTAGATGAACTTATGAAGATGGGGCGGCAATTTACTACTATCAAAACAAAAGAAGAAATGATAAAAGATATTATTGAACACAATGGATCAATTCAAAAATTATCTTATTTTCCTCAACATTTTAGAGATGTTTACAAAGTAGCCCACGATATAGATCCTATATTTAAAGTATCAATGCAAGGAATGGGTCAAAAATGGATCTCAATGGCAATCAGTTCAACTACTAACCTTCCTAATTATGCTACTGAAGATGATATTGAAAATATATTTAGAGTAGCATGGAAAAATGGATTAAAAGGAATAACCGTATTCAGAGATGGTTGTAGAAGTGATCAGATTGTACACTTTGGAAAACAAAAAATTAATAAAGAAAAAGAAATTAAAGAACGACCAATTAAAAGAGATGGATCTACCGTTGAAATCAATACTCCTCATGGTAAATTTTATGTCACAGTAAATTTTGTCAATGATAAACCTATTGAAATGTTTTTCTCAGTTGGAAAACAGGGAGGATTAGTTAACGTAGTCATTGATGCATTGGCAAGGATCTGTTCCAAAGGACTTCAAGCAGGTATGGATATGGAATGGATTATTGATACTCTTGAAGGACTTAAAGGTGATACACCTTTTTGGTTTAAAATTGCTGACAGTGAAAAAAAATCAACTCAAGCTCAATCAATTGTCGATGCTTTATCTAAAGTATTATTTTATCATTTCATGCCTGATGAAGATAGAACAATTTTAGAATATAACGTTGATAATCTCAATCCAGCTATCTATGCTGATGATCGTGATGATTATATTAATTTTGAACGTTGCCCTGAATGTAATAAAAAAGGATTAACACATAAAACAGGATGCAGAGGAGGTGAATGTATTTTCTGTGGCTTTACTAATTGTAGTTAAAAAGGAGATAGTAAATGCCAAAAATAAATCTTCAGATTAAAAAACCACAATTAAAAATTACAAGACTTACAGCAACAAACCACAATTACATTGCTATAAACGATCCTGATAATTTCACTTTACTAACAGACAATCGCTGTGAAGAAGAAAAATTTTCCAGAGTAGATGTATTTTCTATTAACCATTATTATTTAATAGGTACTGAATGGTTATGTGAAAAGATATTCTATCCTTCTGATTATGGCATTGAAAAAATAAATAAAGAAGAAAATCATCCTTATAAAAGACTGTACAAAAAATTACTTGATGAAGGTATAGGAATTATGCATGAAAGACTTATACCCAATATCAAAAAACCAGTTAAAAGAGTAAACTTAGAATGTAAACCAAAAAGGATGCAATTGGAATGCAACGATTAAAATTAAATCCTAACCTGGATGGTAATTCAACTCTCATAATCGATGGCAGATTCTTAGCTTATAGAACTGTCTTCAGTCAACAAGCTAAACTATCATATCAAGGTACAGATACCGGAATGATATTTGGTTTTTTTAAAACCCTTCAATCCATTGCTAATAGATTTGAAGTCAACAATACAGTTATCATGTGGGATATAACTCCTTCAAAATTTGGTGTTCGCAGAAAAGAATATGAAGGATACAAAGTAAGAGAATTAAAGAAACAATCTACTGGTAAAGAGTTAGCCGAAAGAAAACAATTTGAATTAGACTATTCAGATCTAATTATCCTTGTAGAAAAATTAGGATTTGCAGATTACGCACTTGATAAATATGAAGCTGATGATTCTATTGCTCTATTCTGTAAACAGTTTAATGGTACAAAGATAATAGCCACAAGAGATGAAGATATGTATCAGTTAATCAATGAAGATACATATATTTTTGATCCATCTAACAAAAAGAAAAAAGATCTCAAATGGTTTATGAGAAAATATGGTATTTCTCCTGAACAATGGATAGACTACAAAGCTATCGCAGGTTGTAAATCTGATACCGTTCCTGGTATTCCTGGGATGGGAGAAAAAAGAACATTAGCATACCTCAAAGGTGATAAAAAATGGGAAAAAAGAATAAAAGACAATGAAGAACTATATAATTTATGTCATCGTCTTGTTATTCTTCCTCACCCTTCTCTTTATAATTATCAAATGCAATGGAAACAAACTGAATTAAATCAGGATATTTTTATTGATTTTTGTCAGTCATACGGGTTCAATTCATTTTTAGATGAAATAGAAAATTTTTTTATTTTTATGAAAGGAGGAAAACAGTGGTAACAGGTAAAATGAAACATAAAAACAAAAAATATGGTATAGAATATTATGAAAGATGTAAAGCCAAAGGAATCGATTATGCTTTCTATGGTAACTGGCAAAAACAATATGCTAAAATGGTTGTATTTGTCTCTGAAATATATAAAATTGAAATGAAGGATAAAGTGCTACTTGATGTGGGTTCTGCTTGTGGTGCCAATCTCAGAGCATTTAAAGAAACTGGAGTATTTGCCAAGTGTATTGGAATTGATATAAGTGAAGTCTTGGTACAAATAGGAAATAAAGCTAACAAGTTTGATCCAAATGAATTAATTGTTGATGACTGTGCAACAATGAAAAAGATACCGGATGAATCCATTGATTTAATTCATTGTTCTCAGTTGTTTGAACACTTGCCCTTAGTTGAAGTTGAAAAAACAATCAGATCATTTGAAAGAGTATTAAAAAAAGATGGTATAGGTTTTGTTACTTTAAATGCTATTAAAAAAGGACAAACCGCTAAAGATGTAACAGATCAAGATCCAACTCATATAACTGTAATGGATGAAAATCAATGGACAAAAAGATTTAGACACTTTAATTTAAAAAAAGACATTAATAAAGTTTTAGCAAAAGCTAAATTTTATCCTGGGGATGATGGAAAAAATTTCTATCAACATTACATTAACGATTGGAGCGTGTTTGTATTTAACAAACCGTAGAGAGGATAAAGGTAAATAATGTGGATCTTGATTTTAACAATCATTTTCTTAATCAAATAATATATCATTCAATAAAAAATACAAATTTCATAAAAGCAATACGCAACATAGTTCCCATCGACATATATAAAACTAAAGATCGTAAATTTATAATGGATATGATCTATGGTTACTATGATGATTTTAAAGAAGCACCAAGAGAAAATTTTTCAGATCTATTTAAAGAACGTGAAGACAGTATCAATGAAGATCTCCATAAGAAATGCCTAAATATATTCAACATACTAAATGATATAACAGGCTCAAATGGAGAATATATTCTTCAACGAATCAACGATGCTATCTATCACTTCCAATTAGAAGAAGCGAGTATCGAATTTGCATCATCAATAAAAAGTCAAAAGTACAATGATGCAATTGCCATTATATTAAAAGCAATCAAAAAACCAAAAGTAGTTGACGATCCATATTATAGTTACTTTACAGATAAATCGTTTATTGAAGAACGTATCAGTGATAAACGATATTTAATGCAAACTAAAATAAAAATGCTTGATGAAATCATTGGAGGGTTTCAAACTAACTGGTTAGTCACCTGTCTTGGAGCTACCAAGGCAGGTAAAACATGGATGTTAATTGAGCTTGCTCTTGTTGGCGTATGGCAAGGATTAAATATTTTATTTGTATCTTTAGAAATGGGCAAGGCACAAATCGATGAACGATTGGATATGGCAGTAGGCTTTATGACTTCCAATCCAGATGGTCAAGCTGAAATGCTACGCAAAGTAGGAGATGATTATATTAAAGTAAATGAAAAAGCTGATACTATCTATGAGATCGACAAGGTTATCAAAGCAAGAAATAAATATAAAAAAATATCAGGAGGTCATCTTGAAGTAGTTGCTTTTAATCGTGGTCGATTAAACTATTTAGATATTGATCGTATTCTTGATGAACTGGAGGAGAAAAAAGGACTGTTCTTTGATGCTGTTGTAGTTGATTATTTAGGAATTATGAAAGAAACAGCCCCAGGACAAAATAAGAAAGAAAAAATTTCAGAAAACAGCATTGGATTAAAAGAGATCGCAGGTACAAGAAATATGTTAGCTATCTCTGCAATGCAAGGTAATCGAAAAGCTATGTCAGCAAAAATATTTAAATCAAATTTAGTTGCTGATGACATTGATACTATATTTAATTCAGATTTAGTACTTGCCATATGTCAAACAGATATAGAAGAAAAGGAGGGCAAAGCCAGAATCTATATCGCTAATTACAGGCATGGTAAACAACATGGATCAATAGGTATTTACAGGGATCTATCTATTGGTCAGTTTTCAATTGATAATTTTGAAATAAAAGATATTACCCCTGATGAAGAAAAGGAAGCTGGAGTTGATTATTGAAATAGAACAATATGATGCACACAAATGTAGATTAATCAATCGACAACAACAACAAATCATTTGGAAAATACTATCATGGTATGATGCTGGAGTAGACAGGCATAAATCCATTCTCAATTGCATTGGTAGGCATGGTTGTTACTTTCCTAATGGTCTTCTGCCATTCGTGTTTGCTCAATTAAAATTACTCGGTCACACATTAGAACTTACCTATCTTGATTTTCCCAAAATCAAACATAAGCTGATACCAAAATTACCAGACATTAAATTTGAACCATATCAACATAAAATATTGGCAAAGGTTGGCCCAAAAAAAAGAGGAATTGCTGTAAGCCCCACAGGATCAGGCAAATCTGTTGTCATTGGTGGAATTGTTAATAAATTAAGAGAACCAGAAACTATTATAGTCACTCCCACTAAAACAATATTCAATCAATTAACTGCTGACTTTCGTAGATGGTTTCCAAATAAAATAATAGGACAAGTTGGTGATGGTAAAAGAGACATGGGGGATATTACCATCAGTTTATTTCAAACACTCAGAGATCTTAATCTTAAAAAAAGTAAAGTTCAATTAGTTATTATCGATGAAGCTCACCGTATATCTGCTTCACACATTAAAATCTTATCTAAATTAAGGTGGGCTAACTATCGATATGGTTTAACAGCCACACCACATGAAAGAAAACACTTTGAAAAATGGGCTAAGATGACAGGTTGCCTTGGCCCAATTATATATGAAGCCAAAGAAACAGAGGTAGGTGCAAGAGTGGTTCCAGTTGAAATATATATGATTAATTTTCACACATCTAAAAAACATAATCCTTATGCTAAGTGCTTACGTGAGGATGTATTATTTAATAAAACCAGAAATAAAAAACTACTCAATGCTGCTGATGTATTATCTTTAAGCAAAAATAAAAACTGTCTATTTCTAATAGATGAAATTGAACAAGGCAAAAAGATAATTAAAATAGCAGATCAAATGGGATTAGAATATGAATTTGCTCATGGTAATAATCCCAAAGAAGAAAATGAAAAAATAAAAAACAGATTAAATAATGGTACTACCAAATTAGTAATTGCTACACAGGTATTCGGCCTTGGAACTAACATACCCAATGTTGATTGTGTTGTCTTAGGGTCAGTCAGAAAAAGTTATATTGATACCATTCAAAAAATTGGCCGTGGTCGTAGACGTATATCTGGTAAGGATAAATTGATTGTAATCGACAGCATTGATAGAGTATCTGGTAGAGCAAGATTCTGTGAATATTTTTATGGTTATTCTATGGAAAGAATAAACCATTACAAAAGTAAGAAATGGGAGATCCAACGTTTTTGTTCTGTTAATATTAAATAAAGGAGGTTATCGTGAAAACAGTAGAAGACTATGATTTGGATGAAGTTCACAAATATGGTGAGGTATATGTTGAATTCGTCAAAGAAGTAAGAGGAGTGGATGTTACCTTTTATGGTAACTGGCAAAGAGACTTTGCTAAATTAATTATTGAACTATCAGATCTTAAATCTAATATTGGTAAAGAATGGGAAGTTATCCTTGATGTTGGTTGTGCTACCTGTCTTAACCTAAGAGCTATTGATGAATTAGGAATCTTCTCAAGATTAATTGGAGTGGATCATTCACAATACCTTATTGATTTAGGTCAAAAGCTACATGACTTTGGATCTTATGCTGAATTCCATGCTACACCATCATGGGATCTCAACCCAATTGAAGATGATGATGTTGATCTGCTTATGTGTACTCACGTTCTTGAACATTTACCTGATGAAGATACACTACATGAAACCTTAAAAGAATTTAAACGTGTCTTACATCCAGACGGTAAAATTTTAATCATCATTCCCTGTGCAGAAACAGAAAATCAAGTCTTTACCAAACGTGATGACCTTTCCCCCCTTCATCATCTCATGCACACATCTAAATGGTGGTCAGGTGTATTCGGAAAGTATTTTAAATCGGAATCATTTAAAACACGTCAGCTATTTAAAAAAACAAAGCTGAGACCTGATCGTGATTGGAATGAAAAGACTTTCTATGAAGAATATAAATCATGGACTATTTTTAGATATGTACACAAATGATAATAAATCCACGACTACAAAAGGCAATTGATGTATTTGATTTATCTGCTTTCTTAGATGAATACCAAGTGGATACTGTACCTGAAGGTAAAAATATAGGTAGAGGATATGTTGGTACAACCTGTCCTGGATGTGGTGATGCTCGTAACCACTTTGGTATTCATCTGGAAAAAAAATTTGGTACTTGTTTCAAATGTAAATTTGGAATGGACACAGTTTATCTTGTCAAGTACTTTGCTAATTTAAAAACATTTGATGAAGCAAAAGAATTTCTTTTAGAAAGATTAGATGAAGGAGATTATGATATTGTCACTAAAGTTAAAGACATTATAAAAACGGAGAGAAAAGAGACCCCCTATAAACCCCCTTTAAAAGATCTCTTTCCTTGGGATTCTTATTCAATAACAAATAAAATTTTAAAAAGAAATAAATATATTAAACAATTCTTTAAAGAAAGAAAACTTTATTTATGGCATGTACAACGATACAACCTACGATTGGGTGGAATTCATAGTGGGTATCAAGGATACTTACTTTTTCCTTTTTATTATAGAAATAAAATAGTTACATGGCAAGCTCGACAAGTATTATCAAAACGATATCATAACCCTGAAAATTTAGGTAACTACATATATGGTGAAGATGAAATTAAAAAAGGTAAACCACTTATATTAGTTGAAGGCTTCTTAGATATGATAAGAGTTGATTCTTATTTGAGAATAAAGCACAATAATAAATTATCCATTACAACAGGTTGTGCTAAAATGATCTCAAAGGTTCAGATTCAACGAATAATCAATTGTAAACCTTCAAGGGTTATTGTGATATTCGATGCCGATTCATGGTTTGATTACAGTCGAATAAAAAATGAAGTACCTATGAATGTAAACTTTATTATTCTACCTAAAGGAAAAGATCCAAATGATTTAAGCTGGTCGGAATTAACTTCAATATTCAAAGAAATATTATGAATCTATTTAAACCTTCTTATATAATAATACATCATTCATTAACTGTAGATTCAAGAACAGTTTCTTGGCAAGCAATTCGTAATTATCATTTATCATTGGGATGGGATGACATAGGTTATCACTATGGAATTGAAATGGTTAATAATAAATATGAAATACTTGTAGGAAGAATGGAAGGAACTCCAGGCGCACATTGCAGAGAAGAAAACATTAATCGAAAATCCATTGGCATTTGTTGTGTTGGAAATTTCGATGATGAAGCTCCTGATATGGCTCAATGGAATATTCTTATTGATTTATGTGTCAATATTTGCCTGAGATACGAAATAACAATCAAAAATATAAAAGGACATAAAGAATATGCCCCTTATAAAAGCTGTCCTGGAAAGAAATTTAATATGGATGAATTCAGAAAAGATTTAAAGAATCTTTTTTAAAGCCTCTGCATATTCATATCTTGTTATTGGTTTTCTAATATATACATCGACAAGATTATCATATAAATTTGATTCAAATCTTCCATTACTACCCAATCCTGAACAAAGAACAACTTTAATTTCAGGTCTAATTTTTTTAATCTCATTTATTAAAACCAAACCTGTCATTTCTGGCATTGTTAAATCAGTTAATACCACATTATATTTATCTGGATTAATACGAAATTCTTCTAATGCTTTCATACTACTAACAAAAGAAGTTACTTTATAATTTAAAGATTCTAATATTTTAATAATTGCTTCTATTATAGCTTCTTCATCATCCACAAGAAGAATTGATTCTTTATTTCCCATAGGAGCTACTTTATCTACCATATATTTCCTCGCCCCTTTTCCATTTTTTAAATAAGCAGGAATATAAATTACAATTCTCGTTCCTACTTCAACTTCACTATACAAACGAATATATCCCCCATAATTTCTTACTATTCTATCCACCACTGATAAACCTATTCCCGTTCCTTCTCCCTCTTTTTTAGTGGTAAAATATGGATCAAAAGCACGTTGTATAATTTCAGGAGGCATCCCTTTTCCATTATCCTCTACTTCAATTCTAACATATTTACCTTTAGGTATTCCATACTGTTCCGCTATAACTTTTTCATTACATATATCAATAACAATTCTTCCTTCTTCATCATACATTGCTTGAGCAGCATTTTTACATAAATTCATTAATATTTGTTTAATAGTAACATCACTTACCTCTACCAATTCTATGTCTTTATCTATATTTAATTCCATATCTATTGACGTTGGAATCATAGATCTTAAAAAATTAAAAGCTTCTCTAACACACTTAGGTAAATCCAAAGGTACTAATATTTCTGATTCTCCATTTTTACGAGCAAAAGATTGAATTCTACGCACAAGAAGTCCTGCAACTTCTGCTGCTGCAATTATAGCACTTATATTTTTATGATGTATCTGACAACTTTCACCATCATGCATTTCATGAAGTACAATATCACAATTTCCAATTATAGGCTGTAAAGCATTATTAAAATCATGAGCAATACCATTAGCAAAACTGCCTATTGCTTCCATTTTAGAAACTTGTCTTTGATGCTTATTAAGTTTAACAAGTTCTTCTTCAGCTTTTTTACGTTCAGTAATATCATTTATTGCAGTAATTCTTACAGACCGACCACAATATTCAATCTGTTTACCATGAACCTCTACATAACGAATAGAACCATCCTTATGAACACACCTATGTTCATAAGGTTCTGTGTAATCTTCTTTAATATTTTTAAAAACAAGATCTTGATCCTCACTATAAACGAAATCTGTAACATGCATACCAAGCATTTCATCTCGTTTATACCCAAACATTTTAATAAAACTATCATTACCATCTACAAATCTACCATCCTCAGTAATAGCAGTACCTTCAAAAGCAGCCTCGAAAAAAGTTCTTAAACGATTTTCACTATCTATAAGATCTTGTTTAGTTTTATCTTTTTTAGATAATAATTCTTTATAATCTTCTTTATCTTTTTCAAGTTGATTTATAATAGGATTAATTAATCTTCTAAAAAATAATACCCCAAAAAAGACAATGACAAATCCAGGAATCATAGCTAAAGATGTTCCCTGAAGAAATCCAATTCGGATTTTACTCAAGTACACTTTTGTAACAAGTCCAACATCAATCGATGGAATATAAGTATAAGCTGCAAGCACCAATCTTCCATTATAATCTTTAGCTTTAACTATTCCTGTTTCTTTATTTAAAGCCAATTGCATAGGCACTCCATATTCATCACCCATTGGCAATGGCTTATATGTTTCTGACTCCTGCCACGATTGAGTTATCCAATTAATCATATTATTTTCTAAATAACCAATAGTTATTTCAATATTTCCTTGTAATTCTAATCTACCTCTTGCTTGTTTAAGTTGTCTTATACTTTCCTTCCTAATTAACTCAGTAACATCTCCTTTAATATCACTATGTCTTGAAATAGCATGATCTTTTTGAAAATCAACAACAGAATCAATTAATCTTGATAGATGCAGAGCCATATCTTTTAAATGATTTCCACTACTATCTATTGACTGTATGTATAAAAAAGAAGAAGTTATCAATCCAGCAAAGAGAGATACGCCCACCATTATACTTATCAATTTAGTATGAAAATTTTTCATATTACCTGTATTGCTTATCATTATCTTGCTTAATAAGAAGATTATAAATATCTTTTTGTGAAGATCGCATTTCTTTAAAACCATCATTCATATCATCATGTAATTGAATGATCTTTGTATTATAATCTCTTTGCATATTTTCAAATTTATGATCATTTACTACATCTTTAATATCTTGATCTTTAATATGAGTTATAAAAGTTTCCTCATATTTTGCAGAAATTCCGTAAGTAGTATGAGTTACATAAGCTCCCCAGGAAATTACACCACCACCTAACAATGCTATAAGAATTGGCAACAAAACTGAAGATAGATATTTTTTTCTTTTTTCTAATGTGCGCCGATCAACTGTATACCTACGTTTAGATTCCCTTCTTTCTTCTCCCTCCCATTCCTTTTCCATATGTTTGTCTCCTTTTATCAAACATTGTTTTATTTAATATCACACTCCGTAGGAGGTTGAGGAATTTTAGGTTCTTTCATAATGATAGCTGTATTCTTCTCCATTTTATGCCCTGCTCCCCAAATACCAAATGCTGTAGCAAGACCATCTAATGCAACTCCTATAAACATCATCCAAGGAGATACTTTAGGATTTGGTACAACTTGACCTAATCCAATGATACTTGTTCCAATAGCAGCAAGAAATGCTGATGTTTTCATTTTCCATCCACTCATAGGTGTTTTTTTATTTCCCATTATAACCATCCTTCCATAGATTTAATTTGTTTAAAAATAACTCCTGATTTATAATTCAAAACAGGAACAGTTACTATATGTTTTGGTAAAAAATTATTATGTTTCTTTTGATTTTCCAGACCAACAATATAATCTGTACCTAATAAAGCTGAAGCAAGATAAATTGGGCCTGAATCAACACCAATAAAAAATTTACATTTACTTATTTCCTCAATCATTTTTTTAAGATCAGCTTTTTCATATCGTAAGGAGCAATCGGGAGTAAGACACTCCATCGAATCAGCTTCTATAAAATCAGGATATTCATCTGCAAAACTTGGGGTCATATGACACTCATAAGGTTCATATCCTGCATCAACTATTTCCTGCCATATTTCTTCAGCTACGTCCACTGGACAGAACTTTTTATCCATTCCAGTATGACCAAACAAGTGAACCCCAACTCTTTTTGAATTTTTATTTTTATATTTATTAGGTATGATAAAAGGTTTCCAGGGGAATTCCTTCATTCCTAATTCATAGAAAGCACAGATATAAGGTTTTGCAGGTTCATCAGATATGTCTATCGGGATAAGACTATTTTTAGGATCTGGATATAATATTTTATAAATGTATGCATATTGACTCTTATCAAATGATCTGTCAATAGTTATTATATTTTTATTAATAAGATTAAATTGTCTTTTTTTACTTGCTCCAAGAAAACATTTAATTCCTACTTGTTCTAAAAATTCATACCATACAGGTAAAAAAAGAATTAAATCCCCTAATCCATGTTCAAAAATAAATAATGATCTTCCAACAATTCTTTTAACCTTATCAATAGGTTTCATTTATTCTCCACTATAGCAGTTTGCTTAAATAACCTTCAGCTTCAACAATATTATAAATATCATATGTTTGAGGAATACCTATTTCATTCTCTATCACTCCTTCACCATTAATAAAAATTAATCGTGTAGGAGTACCAGGAATGTCTCCTCTATCAGCAGACATAGCTATCCAATAACCATTTTCATAGGGATCTTCAATGACTCCTCTTGGATAACCTCCTACATGAACAATATTTCTACCGTAATGAAATAATCCTTTACCGGATTCACAAAAGCACATTTCATCATTACGATTAAAAAATAAAGAATTTGGTTGATGTATATTTGAATAAACTACTCTATTATTTTTAGATAACTCAATAATTAATCCATTTTTAGAATCTTTTCTCCAATTTCTACCAAAGTAAGAAACATACCATCTACGATTCCAATTAATAATAGAAGTAATGTGATAAGTATCATTTCCCCCACCATCAAAAGTATAATGCTTGACATCTCTTATTATATTATTTGATGAAGGGCTTAAAACAATATTACTCATGACATCTGTTTCAGTTGAAATTCCATAAACCCTACCACGAAAAACTGAAACCATACCATAAATATTTTTTGATTTAATACAATTAGTTAGATGATTTCTTTTTGTAACCACATCGATAACCAAAAGTTTATCAAATTTCTTATTAGTTTTTAAAGATACCATCAGATAATCTCCTGACATACATAAAGCCTTAGATCCAAAAACATCATTAGGATTTGAGACTTCTAATGGTATCCATTCTATTTCTCTTGTTTTTGTATTAACTATTAAAAGTAAATGATCTTTATTAGTAATCGAATTAGCATCATGAACACAACTCAAAATTAACCGCATAGTATAATCCTTATGTAGTAATTTCCAAACCAAACTCAGCCGCTTCTAACTTTGTTTGAGTCCAGGGATTTGAATCATCTGGATCAGTTTCCCAAATTTCTGATTCAAACAAATAATCAGCAGTAATATTTTCAGTTTCAGTTCCTAAATAGTCAGTTGAATTGGATCTAATTAAAGGTGTAATTTGTCTGGTTCCAGCTTCATCTATTCTACAATGATTGTTTAATTGAATTGCTTTAACCGTTCCTAATGCTCCAGTAGTAATACCAAAACCCTGCTTATGATTTAATGTATCTGAATATATGTAATCAGTATCATCATTTGACAATGTTTCATCAACACATTCATCCTTATTTCCTGCCGATGCTGTGAAACTATTATTGGTAGAAGAAATAGAATCAGGCATGAAAGTTCTTATTCGGCAATCACCATGAAACTGTGCATCATCAACATACATATCATCAAAATAAACAGACTGACTACTGTATATACCCGCAAGTCTGATCTTTCTTATATAATCAGATGCAGCATTTTTGGTATCCTGAGAGGTTAAATTTAAAACCTGATTCTCATTTATTCGTATAGTCACCTCACCAACAGTATCACTAATGGTAACTTTAATTTCTAAGTAACACCATTTATAATTTTCAAAAATAGCATCACCAGTAGAACCAAGTAAGGTATTATCTCCACGATAAACATTTATACCCATAGCAAGATTAACACATAATTTTACTTGTCCTGCTCCTGATTCATCTAAAAAATATAAAAAAGGATAACTTGTTGAAAGAGTTGGAACACCTCCATCCATTTTTTTAATTGCTACACCAAAATAAATTGTTGATTTATTTACTTCAAAATTCAGCACATAATCTTGACTTTGAGAACCAGAATGAAATGCTTGACCACCAAATCTTCCACCAACCATATCTAAACCACCTGATGCATACTCACTATATTTATCTATCATCTGACTAACAGTATAGTGATCAAAACCATCTATAAGTAAAAGTGTCATTATGCTACCTCCATACCAAACTCACA